ATCACTGTTCGCCATTGTCAGAGTGTCATGGTTCAAGCAAGGCAAAGTGTATGCCGTAGAAGAGATGAACATTGAAGGCGATGATGAGGAAACTGGCGAAGCACTATTGATGTTATTCAAAGAAGCACTAAAACAAGGTGCTGATATCTGCTCAATTACGGCTTGCAACCCTGCCGACATTGGGATAGATCCGTGACAACACCAGCCAGCCTTTATCGCAATGCAATTGATCTAAATCGCTATAGCAATAGCGTCGCCAGAGATATTGTGATTTCATACAATGACATAATTATTTATGCTGTTAATCAACTCCGAACTATTGATGAACTAGCTGCTCCAGTTAAGGCTGCAAGGTTGCGGGCTATTTTGGCACAGCTAAAAGAATCTTTAGACAACTGGTCGGCATCAAGTGTTGAGACGATTGCCGATGAGTTGCAAGGGCTGGCATTGTTGCAGTCTGAATTTGTTGAAGATCAATTACGACGCGCTTTGCCTGTTGGTGCCCGCAATGCGGTAAATACTGTTGAAATTAGTCCACAGTTCGCAAGATCAGTTGCCACAACAGATCCGACTCAAATCAATGTGGTGACTTTAAGCGATGATTTGTTTGCCGCTGTTAATGGCGCCCCACAAACTTACAGCCTTACTGCGGCAAAAGGAGTGCAAATAACTTTGCCGAATGGGGAAATCATTGAAAAAGCATTTCGAGGTATATCTGTGGATCAAGCTGAGCGTTTTGCACAAGTGGTGCGAAACGGGCTTTTAACAGGTGATCCGACTTCTGTTATCGCAAAACAGTTAATTGGCAATTTGCAGCTTGGTTCTGTGGGCAGTGTTAAGGAATTAGCGAAAAAGGGCGGACAGCTTACTCAAGCAGCCGATCATCAGGTTATGACGTTAGTTCGCACAAGTGTTAATCAGGTCGCCAATGCTGCCAGCCAACAAGTTTATGAGGCGAATCAGGACATTACTAAAAAATACAGGTATGTGGCGACATTGGATGCCAGGACCAGCAGCATTTGCCGTGCATTGGATGGTAGAGAATTTGAGTATGGCAAAGGTCCAACTCCTCCGCAGCATTTCAATTGCAGGTCAACAACAGTTCCGGTAATTGACTATGAGGAATTGGGCTTTACTCCTCCGCCACCAGCAAAGCGTGCCAGCATGGATGGACCAGTGCCAATTGATCAAAGCTATGGCGACTGGCTAAGTAAACAAGATGCTGCCACAAAAGCTGAAGTACTGGGCAAGCAAAAAGTCGCCTATTTTGATTTACTTACTGAAAAATATGGCGGTAAAGATGCGATTGCCAAACTCGTGCGCGATGACGGCAGTGAACTAACGTTGGAACAACTTCGGAGGCGTTATGGAGCGGCCCAGTCTTAGACACTTTAAAAATGAAGGGATCTTTCATATCAAGAGCGATCCTGTAGAGGCTCTGCATGACGGAGCCTGGATACCTGCTGTTTACACCGACAAAGGCTGGGCTACTGCAGACGGCTCTAGACTTTTGTCAGAAATTGTGGATTGGCACTATGCCGATAAAAAAGAGCAAAAAGGGAATGAAGTCAAACAAGATGCCAAAGCAAGGAGCCAAAAGCGGATACGCAAAGCCCGGAAAATCCAAGAAGCGGAGGGCTAAGTAAGCAAAAAAGGCCGAGTGATGATAACCTGTGGGGCGCAATTTAACCCTGCGGGTTATTTATGTCTGATGAGAACCAAGCCCAAGAGCCTGCGGCCACTGGGATTGATGCTGAAGCGTTGCAGCGCAGTGTCGAAGCTCTTGAGCGCAAAAATCAGGAACTGATCACCGAACTCCGTCAAGCAAAATCCAAGGCGTCAAAGCTGCCGGATGGAGTGAACGTTGATGAGCTGCTCGAATTTAAGCGCAACTACGAACAGGAGCAGCTTGAATCACAGGGCAAATATCAAGAGGCGAGAGAAGCTCTTGAGCAGCAGTTCCGTGAAGCAACAGCCGAAAAGGACAAGCGCATTGCTGAACTTGAAGCCCAAGTGCGCGAGCTAGAGGTTTTGAGCCCTGCGGTCACTGCTCTTGCTGATGTCGTGCATGACCCCGACATGATCTTGCGGACTCAGATTCTCAAGGATCAGATCGAGCGCGAATCAGATGGCACTGTTGTAGTTGTCAAGGGTTATGAGCGCACACCGATCGGTGAATGGGCAAAAACTCTTCCTGCTTGGATGCAGAAGCAACCGAAGCCTCAGGGCAGCGGTGCTCCTATCGGTCGCAGCACTGGCGACATTGCTGCAGGCACGAAAAACCCGTTCCTGCCTGAATCCTTCAACCTTACAGAACAATCACGGCTGTTCCGTACTGACCGCGATTTATATGAAAGGTTGAAAGCAGCAGCAGGACGCTAAACTTTTGGATAACCGGCTGCGCTGGTAACTAGGGCTGCGCCCGACATCGTAAACCAATCTTGAGGAATCATCATGGCGACTCTTCGCTCTGATGTAATCATCCCCGAGGTATTTACGCCTTACGTCATTGAGCAAACCACTCAGCGTGATGCCTTTCTGGCTTCCGGTGTGGTGCAGCCTATGGCGGAGCTAAATGCCACCGAAGGCGGAGATTTCATCAATGTCCCTTTCTGGAAAGCTAATCTTTCCGGCGATTTTGAAGTGCTTACCGATAGCACTTCGCTGACTCCTGGCAAAATTCAAGCCGATAAGCAGATCGGCGTGATTCTGCACCGTGGTCGTGCCTTTGAGGCACGGGATCTTGCAGCTCTTGCTGCTGGTTCAGACCCCATGGCAGCCATTGGCGCCAAGATCGCTGATTATGTCGCCAACCAGCGGCAAAAGGATCTGCTTTCTGCTCTGCAGGGTGTGTTTGGCAGCCTGAACACCAACACCAGCAGCTCGGCTTTCTTCGATCTCTGTATTGATTCCGAGTCTGGTGATACTCCCACCAGCCTCAGCCCACGTCACGTTGCTGAAGCTCGCGCCATTCTTGGCGATCAGGGCGAAAAGCTGTCTGCCGTTTGTATGCACAGCAAGGTCTATTACGATCTTGTTGAGCGCAGAGCTGTGGACTATGTGCTCGCCAGCGATGTGAGCGGCGGTGGCGCCACTGCATCTGGCGGCACTATTGCCCCTGCTTATGGCAATCCCACTGTGCCGACCTACATGGGTCTGCGAGTGATTGTTTCTGATGACGTGCCTGTTGCCGGATCTGGCTCCAGCACCGAGTACGGAACTTTCTTCTTCACTGCAGGTTCAGTTGCAGCTGGCGAGCAACTCGCTATGCAAACTGAAACCGATCGTGACATCCTCGCAAAGAGTGATGCCATGTCGATTGACCTTCACTATTGCTACCACCCTGTTGGTGCTAAGTGGGGCGTCACCACAGTGAATCCGAGTCGCGCTCAGCTTGAAACCGTGGGCAATTGGTCCAAGGTGTATGAGCTGAAGAACATCGGCATTGTGCGTGCCACCAACGTCTCCAATATGGACTGAGGAGGTAACTAACAATGGCATCTCAATTTGAAGCAATTGCTGGCAAGGCGATCGGCTACGTCAAAGGCGGAGCTGTGACCCAAGGCACCAGCAAGGCGACTGGCGTGACGCTTAATCAGCCTTGCGGCCAGATCACCACTCATGACGCTTCTTTGGCTGGTGGCGCTGAAGTTTCCTTCACCGTTACCAACAGCGAAGTTGCCGCCACCGATGTGGTGATGGTTTGCGTCGGTTCTGGCGCTTCCACCGGCACCTATATTGCAAGCGTTAGCGCTGTTGCCGCAGGTTCCTTTGATGTGACCCTGAGCAACGTTGGCACTACCGCTGGTGAAGCCCTGGTGCTGAACTACGCCGTAATGAAGGCTGCGGCGTCCTGATTATGGGCCTGTTCGCTTTTCGGCGGAGACAGGAACTTGAGGCTGCTTCTAAGGAAGCGGCCTCTTTTCCTATTTCAGAACCCGCACCTAAACTTGAAATGACCACGGAACCTACCGATGGCAGTAACAATCGACGCAACGGTAGGGGGCGAAAACGCCAACAGCTACCTGACACTGGAAGCAGCGGAAGCAATCATTGATGGCTTTGTCCAGGATGATGATGTAGTCGCCTGGGCATCCGCTACAACCGATCAAAAAAATCGTGCTTTAGTAAGTGCCACACAGCGCCTTGATCGTGAACGATTTTTAGGCGCTCGCGCTACTGATACACAAGCATTGCAATGGCCGCGTACTGGTGTGCGGAAGCCTGACACTTACATCAATACCTATGCTGTCGGCTTTCCTTTTCGTATTACCACTGACTATTACACGGACACAGAAATTCCAGATCAAATCAAATATGCCGAGTGTGTTCTTGCTGTTTATCTGAATAACAACAGAGACGGCATGGGGCTTAGCGGCATTGAAGATTACAAATCTGTCGCCATTGGCAGCCTACGGATTGAAAATGCAGGATCCAGCGCAAGTGCTACAGGTGCAGATCGAGTGCCGCCAATCTATGAGCGTTATTTGACTGGCCTTAGAATTAGTGGACCAGGCAACTTTGCTATTCGCCGGAGCTGATTGATGGGCTATTCCTATCCCGGGGCTGAGTTCATTGACGACACCAGCGCTCATGCTGGGCGTTATGGGAAAATCGTTGCTCTAGAGGATTCGGTAATTGCCAGCCTTTCGGCTGAGGATTACACCGGCAATACTCTTGCAGCGATTCCTCTGAAGGCGAGCTGCGAAATGTGCGGCGTTTTTACTAGTGTCACGCTGACAAGCGGCACTGTTGTTGCTTACAGGCTCTGATTATGTCAAAGGGTTTTGGACAGGGCGATGTTGGCATTGACTACACCGTCGGCGCCGAAGTGATCACTGACACTGCTGCACATACTGGACGATTTAAGCACATTGACTTTTACGAGAACACCACAATTGACACTCTTGTGTCGGAGAATTACACCGGCAATAGCCTAAACGGTGAAAGCCTCCCTGCTGGCTTTCATATTGTCGGTGTTTTTACCAGCATTACACTGCAAAATGGGGCCTGCATTGCTTATCGAGTCTGATGGCACTTTCTACCTCGCTACGGAAAACGGCTAGTAAGTTGGTGGGGAGGTTTGGCGGTTTGGCGATCATCCGCACAACTTCTTCGGTTACTTACAATACAGCGACCGGGGCTGCCAGTGAAACTACGACAGAAACGTCAGTGCGTGGCGTGCTTGAAAGCGTAAACTTGCGCGAAGTAAATGACTTGATCCAGGCTACAGATAAAAAATTGCTAATTGCTGCGGCAGATGTTGGCACGGTGCCTACGACGGCAGATGAAGTAATAATCACTGGCACTACATATCAAGTTGTTCGTGTATTTACAATTGAACAGGATAATACGGCAATTACCCACGAGCTAATTTTGAGGGCATAATGGGACGCAAAATTCGGTTTGATCAGATTGATGAGGCTGTGAAGCAGAACATGGAAAAGCTGCTTCGCGTTACTGTGCTAGAAACAGATACCCGCGTAAAAGCACTTAGTCCTGTCGATCTTGGCCGTTTTCGTGCCAGTTGGCAGGTAGGAGAAAATGCAGCGACAGGCGGCCAGAAGCCTGAAGGCATATATCCTACTCAGTTGCCTATTGAACGACTTGGTTACAACCGCGAACGGCTAGGCAATGTATATAGTGTACATAATAATCTTATTTATGCTGAACGACTCGCAGCTGGCGAGAGAGGATCAGGGCGAAAAACTGAGAAGCGATACAATCCATTTCGTGAAGTGCAAAATTGGGCGACGCCCGGTGGTGGCAGCAGTATTCAGACAGGTGGCCCGGGTTGGGTGCAAGGAATAGCTAAGGACATGCGGACATTTGTAGCTACTAATGCTGAGCGCATTGCGAGGCAGTCATGAGCAGCACTTATAACGATGTTCGCGCTGCTATTGAAGGGCGCATTGCGACAGAAATGGCGCTAGATCCTAGCTATCCAGTCAGCTATCAAAATGTGCCGTTTACGCCGCCAAACAACACTCCATGGCTGCAAGTATTTATTCGTTTTGGAAATAATAGTTATGCGACCCTGATTGGCCCTGGCACTGGCTTTAACCGCCAGACCGGCACTTTAGTTGTTGACATTTTCACGCCAAAGGGTCGAGGTGCCTCTGCAAACTTGACAATTGCAGAGCGAATTAAAGACAAATTCGATCGTGCAAAGTTCAGCGGCATAATCTTTGACCCAACATCAGGGCCGTCATCCGTAACTGCAAATGTGATTGAGACTGGCGTAAGTGCGTCAAGCGGTCTTGTTTCGGCTTACTACCAAACGCAGCTAACCGCAACTTTTGAAGCCTATTTAGACTAGGGCTAGCCACTACCGCTCACAACATGGCTGTTACTGTTTTGTCCGGTACGTCCGGCGCCCTTTACTACAAGCCCGCTGGCACCACCGGTACTTTCGGTGAATCTGGTGTCAACATCGGCACAGACACGATCACAACCGAGGCTTATCTCAACCT